GATCCATTGCCTGAAGAACCACAAGTCTAATGCAAATTGAAAATAGGTTGCTATCGGACTTAATTCCGTATATCAACAACTCTAGGAAGCATTCAGACGATCAAGTTGCACAAATTGCAGCTTCAATTAAAGAGTTTGGATGGACTAACCCTATATTAGTTGATGGTGATAACGGAATTATTGCAGGTCATGGTCGTATCATGGCGGCTAAAAAGTTAGGAATGACTGAAGTCCCTGTCATTGAATTAGCACATCTATCCAAAGAACAACGTAAAGCATTAATTATTGCAGACAATAAACTTGCTTTAAATTCTGATTGGGATACAACTTTGTTGGCTATTGAATTACAGGATTTAAAAGATTTAGACTTTAATCTTGATTTAACAGGGTTTAGTTCTGAAGAATTAGATGCAATATTAAATATTGTAGAAGAAACTGAAGGATTAACGGATGAAAATGAAATTCCTGAAATCCCTGAAGAACCTATAACAAAACCAGGTGACATATATCAATTAGGCAATCATAGATTAATGTGCGCAGATTCTACAGATATTGAAGCAGTAGAAATGTTATTGGAAGGCGATGAAATAGATTTTTTATTTACAAGTCCACCTTATAACGCCGGCGATTCTGAAAAATTATCAGGAAACACCCATACTACAGATAACAAATATGGGATGTATCAAGACAATAAGTCTAAACATGAATATTATGATTTATTATGTGGATTTACTAATGCTTGGCTACATTTTACCAAGTGTATGGTTGTAAACATCCAACAATTAGCAGGAAACAAGATTGCTGTTATAGAATATTTAAATCAATATAAAAATAACTTTATTGACATGGCTATTTGGAATAAAGGACACGCAGCACCGGCAATGGCAGAAAAAGTTATGAATTCATGCTTTGAATACATGATATTTCTATCGCCACAAGAAAATCCGTCACGAGCAATACCTTCTGCACAATTTAGGGGCACAATTAAGAACGTTTATGATGGCGCACCCAATAGAAACAATGAATTCTCTAAAGTTCACGCAGCAACCTTTCCAATTGATCTTCCTGAATGGGCTATAACATCATTTACAACAAATGGTGCTATTGTAGGTGATTGTTTTGGAGGAACAGGAACAACAATGATTGCTTGTGAAAAGTTAGGAAGAAGAGCAAGATTAATGGAACTTGATCCCAAATATTGTGACGTAATCGTTAAAAGATGGGAAGATTTCACAGGAAGGAAAGCCGAATTATTAAGTGATTGATTTGATGTATAATATTTTCAACACTTTTGGTTAATAAAAAGATGCTAGAGCACGTTCCAACAGATAAAACAAAAGAGCAAGTATTAAGCGCTTCAGGATTAGGATTGCCTCAAGTGCAAATAGCTGCATTGTTAGGTATTTCTGACGTAACCTTACGCAAACACTACGAAAAGGAGTTGGCGGTAGGAAAAGCGACTGCATCGGCTCAAATTGCAAAATCTCTATACAACAAAGCTGTATCAGGTGACACGACTGCTGCAATATGGTGGACAAAAGCCCAAATGGGATGGGGCGAAACAAATACCACTAAATTTGGCAATATTGACGGAACACCACTTGAAGGCATACAAGTCACGTTTGTAAAACCAAGTGAATGAAGAACAATTAAAAAGCGCATTAGCTGACGTCAAATTTCCCTATAAATTATCTGTTTTATTTGATAAAGCAAGATATAAAGTTTTATATGGTGGTCGAGGCGGTGCAAAGTCTTGGGGTATTGCAAGAGCATTGCTCATTCAAGGCGCTAAAAAGCCATTAAGAATATTATGTGCTAGAGAGTTTATGACATCCATGAAAGATTCTGTTCATAAGCTTTTATCAGATCAAATTGTAGAGATGGGATTAGAAGGATTCTATGAAATAACTCAAGCGACTATTCGTGGGATAAATGGCACAGAATTCGCTTTTGTTGGTCTTAAAAACAATGTGGCCAATGTAAAATCATACGAAGGGATAGATATTTGCTGGGTAGAAGAAGCCCAAACAGTATCAAAAACTTCATGGAATGTTCTTATTCCTACAATTCGTAAAGAAGAATCTGAAATATGGATTAGTTTTAATCCTGAATTAGAATCAGATGAAACATATCAAAGATTTGTTGTAAATCCTCCTGATAATTCAATTGTTCAAAAGATTAATTGGTCAGACAATCCATGGTTTCCTGAAACATTAAGATTAGAAAAAGACGCATTACAAAACAGGGATATTCAAGCCTACAATAATGTGTGGGAAGGATTATGCCGACTTACAGTTGATGGAGCTATTTTTGCCAATGAAATGAATATGGCAGAATTACAAGGAAGAATTACACGAGTCCCATACGATGCAACCAAACCTGTTCACGCAGTATTCGATTTAGGATGGGCAGATCATACAGCTATTTGGTTTGTGCAATTTGTAGGCATGGAAACAAGATTGATTAGATATTTGCAAGATACGCAAAAAACTATGACTCATTATTTGCAGGAAATGCAAAAATTTGGTTATTTTTACGACACTATTCACTTACCACATGATGCAGAAAGCAAAACTATAGCTTCAGCAGGTAGGTCAATAGACGATATTGTAAGAGCAGCAGGATTCAAAACTAACATTTTACCTAGAATTCCTGTAGTAGATTCTATAAACGCAGCAAGAACTATATTCAACTCTTGCTATTTTGATAGAGAAAATTGTGCAGATGGGTTACAATGCTTACGTCACTATCGTTACGAAGTTGACCCTGATACAAAACAATTCAGCAGAAACCCACTCCATGATGTATATTCACATGGAGCAGATGCTTTTAGGTATATTGGGCTAATGATTAGTGACAAAAAAGAACGCAAAGCTCAAAAATTAACTTATAGTCCTGGCGCAAGCTGGATGGGATAAATATGGCAGAAGATAGCATACAATCAGTTGATGGCGATCCACGAATAGCGGATGCCATAAAATTCCTACAATTCGCTAACGAAGCAGACCAAATGAATAGGTCAGAAGCGTTAGAGGATTTAAAGTTTGCAGCAGGTGACCAATGGCCTGTTGAAATTCAAAACAGCCGAGTATTAGAAGCTCGACCATGTCTTACAGTTAATAAAGTTGACGCTTATTGCCGTCAATTAGCTAACCAAATGCGCCAACAAAGACCACGCATCAAAGTGCATGGCATGAATACAGAATCAGATGCAAGAATGGCAGAGATTATTCAAGGTATCTGCCGTCATATTGAAGTTCAATCAGATGCAGACGCAGCTTATGACAAAGCTGGTGACTTTGCCGTTAGAATGGGTTGGGGTTATTTTAGAATAACTACTGACTATGTTCGTGACGATTCATTCGATCAAGAAATCTACATTAGAGCTATCGACAATCCTTTTACTGTTTACTTTGACCCTAATTCAGTATTGCCTGACGGATCAGATGCAGAAACAGTCTTAATTACTACAGTTATATCTAAAGAAAACTTCAAGAAAATGTATCCTGATGCCGAAACCCAACAAGGTTTCACAATGCGTGGCACAGGTGACACTAATCCTGAATGGGTTATGAAGGAAGATATTAGACTAGCTGAATACTTCTATACAGAACGCAAAGCTATTAAGATTCATTTATTATCAGACGGCTCAAGCGTTAAGTCAGACGAATTGCCACCACAAGAAGTATTAGATGCAGCAGGCATTACAATCGTTGAAACTCGTAATTCATTCGAGAAGAAGATTAAATGGTGCAAACTTACTTCTATGGAAGTGTTAGAAGAAGGCGAATGGGCAGGTAAATACATCCCTATTATCCCTGTGTTTGGTCAAGAAACTGTGGTTGAAAACAAAAAGAAGAAATTTGGTATTGTTAGAATGGCCAAAGATCCACAAAGAATGTATAACTTTTGGCAAACTTCACTTACCGAGTCAGTTGCATTAGCACCTAAAGCTAAATGGCTATTGGCTGAAGGTCAAGATGAAGGTCATGAAAATGAATGGGCTATGGCTAATATTAAATCTATGCCTGTTCTACGCTATAAACAAACAGACATTGACGGCAAGCCAGCGCCAGCACCACAAAGATTACAACCTGAACCACCACCAGCAGGTATT